TCAGTATTAGCAGTCAAAGCACTATCACCAACACCTACATTATAATCACCATCAGTAATGCTATCTACAGCACCTGTGCCTAGTCCTAGGTTAGATGTGGCTGTTGTGTTAATCTCTAGTCCGTTTACATTACCGCCTAGATATGCACCGCCTGAGAGGTAGAGGTCTTTGAATCGGTAGTTACCATTGCCTAAATCTGTATTAGCATCTGCTAACCCACTATGGTCACAAGGTAGAATTGCTGGTTCACTTGTATTACCTGTCGCTCCTATACCTGCACCGCCATTACTTGTACTGCGCGGGTCAAGAATAAAGTTAGTAACTGCACCTCCTCTTGAAGCAATACTCCCCACAATTGAGCCTGACTTAAATAATCTTATTAAGTCACCATCCGAACCTGTTCTGTTTATATTAACTGTGGAGTTAGCATTTGCTGTAGCGTTGTAATAAGAAAATCCTGCTCTACCATCATCTCGTAAATTATGCCCGTTATCTGCGGAGCTGTTTACGCTGTTGTTCCAAACTACGTTATCAGTAGTCCCCACCAACACGTTGCCAGAGGAGTCGATGCGCATGTACTCTGTAGAGCCAGCTTCGTTTCTAAAGGTGTGCGTTTGACTATCTAAATTTGAAACTTGGTTATTAGTTCCAATCTCTAAATAGCCATCTGTGTTACTAAGGCGCATACGTGCAACATTTGTACTATCTTTATGTACGTGCAAAAGCTCTGCTGGATCATCAGTACCAATACCTACGTTGCCATAGGAGTCTATGCGCATACGTTCAAAAGGTTCAGCACCTTCGGATACACCATCACCCAGGGTTGTACCAAAGGTTAGATAACCACCTCTGCCTGTACTGTGTCTTGAGAATGCTTTTATATTACATACGTTCTGAGGGCCATCAGCAGAGCTATCTGCGTTATAAACCTCGATACCTCCGAGTAAGTTGTCTATAGCATTTATACCATGACCTTCCAGTCGAATCATTGGACCGTCGTTAGCAGTGTGGTCTCTTAGGTGTAATACTGTAGCAGGATCATCAGTACCAATACCTACGTTGCCACCATCTTGTAAAAACATCTCAGTGGTTGTGCCTCCATCTGTAGAGAATTTAATGCCCTCTGTAGATGAGTTAGGACTTGCGAAAATACCTAATGACTGGTTAGTAGGACCTTTGATGTTCCTTTGCGCACCGTCAGCTAGGTCAATATTACCAGTAACATCAATGCCAGAGGAGGTTATGTGTAGTCTTTCGTCTAAAGTTTGGTCATTATTTGAAACTTTAAATGACATAGCGGTGGTTGAGTTTGTATCAGTAGGATGCTCCCTGATAATATCAATAGCGCCACCAATCTGAGATGTTTCACCCCCAACACTATTGGTCGACAACTCAAGCAAAATCCCTGTACCATCGCCTACACTATGGTCTGTACCGTTATCAGCATCATAGCAACGAACCTTTAAAGGGCGCACAATACCATTTGTATTGTTAGGTAAATCGTAGGCTACATCAAGCAGTGCTTCAGGACTACTCGTACCAATACCTAAACCAGTAGACGTAAGGCGCATTTTTTCACTGCCTGCACCAAGCTCAAAAACTGTAGCACTTGAACCCCCCAGAAAAAGCATACCACTTCCTTGTATTCGGTGATTTGAGCCAAGCGTCAGCCCATCAGCAGTCACCGTACCAGTAACATCAATACCAGTAGAGGTTGTGGCTAGTTTGAGTTGGTTATCGTGATAAAGAGTTACTGCTCCATTCTTAGTACCATTTACATACGCCTCACCATCGTCGCTTTGTAACTTTATATTAGTGGCTCTAATGTAGAGATTTCCTTCCCCCGATTCTTCGATGTATGTATGATTATCTGTACTATCGTGATATATCTGTAGGTCATTACTAGCACCAAACTTAGCTTTGACGTTATCACCAAGTGATAGGTCACCATATACATTAGCACCACCTGCACTTAACCAATAGTCATTATTAGTTGTGTTGTAATCTTCTGCCCATATAGAGTTAATTCTCCAGTATGAAGCATGATTCATATCAGTGAGAGTTATTTTAATCCTCTTTATAGTCCCACTGCTAACCATATTAGTATCATCGTTTACTCGTGAGGCAGCATACCAATTCTTAGGATGGTCTGTAACTTCACCTTGTAAGCAATAAGCACCAGTTGCATTAGTAGAAGCCTCAATTTTAATTCCTTTACATCTCCAAGACTCAGCACTGAAACCGATACCTATAGAACCCGTCCACGTTAGAGGATGGACAACATCTACATCTGTGAATTCAAATACCCACGTATCTGTAGTGCTAGAGTTGAGTTGTGCTGTATCAGAACCTGACTCAAACATCCTGTGTAAATTACCACCCGTCCTTACAGTTCCGTTCTGTGTTACTGTTACTGTGCCGCCTTTCTTCCCAAAATGAGCTAGAGCATTTGTGTAGTTAGGGTTTAATGTGTCGTTAGAATCTTCTCTAGCACTATCAATAAAGAAACCTGATAGTTCAGACGATAGATTAGTACCTTGTATATCACCGCCTACAGTCAGTCCGTTAGTTGCTGTAACACTACCAGTAACACCTAGGTTGCCAGTTAATGTGCCACCACTTAAAGGTAGTGCTTCTGTATCTTCAGCAAAGTCATTTAACAACTCTGCTGTCATGCGTAGTTCTACACTCTCACCACTAGCATGAGCATTAGTTGTAGCTTCACAAGTGAATGTAGTGCCTGAAATTGCTGTTACTTTAACAACTTCAGAAGTTAGAGATACATAGGTCCAATCACTACCACCGAGTGTTGGGAATGTTGAGGCATCAGCTACTGTAAAACTCGTAGCACCTGCCGAAATACCGGCGGACAGTGTAGTGACCGCATTGTTACTAAACTTAACAGACATAGCTGTCCCCCTTATATTAGATTGTTATTAAGATACTGTGATAGTCCAAGTAATTGTCATAGAGTCATCAGCACCCTTGTTAACAACATCAAACTTAGTACGTGCTAACATATCACCATTTGTAGAAGCATCAAAAATACCTGCTTCTGTAATAGCACCTGTACCATCACCTGCTGCCCATGTACATTCATAAGTAATTGTAGCGCCTGATACTGTACCACCTGCCGTAGTTAGAGTATTTCTATCTAGTTCTGTTACTAGTGCTGTGTTGCCTGCTGCGGCTGCAGTTGTGCCTGTACCGATAGCCATATGTGACATAGCTGAGTTAGTGCCTTTCATACGATCAGCTACCCACTCTTTACCTGCTGTTACTACAAGGTTGTTAGTTTCTTGTACTACTTCGTTATTTACTGCAATTGTTAGTGCACCTGTTAGTGCGAAATTATCGTTAATCATTTTAAATTCTCCTAATTTAATGACATTGTATTTAAAGGTCTTTGACCTATCAGACCACCATAGAAGTATTCTACTGTTACTTGGTCTGAAATCCCTACTATATTGCCCTTATTTCCAAAATAATCTTTGTCAATCAAGGCTGAATCATCTAAGGCAAAAGCATCAACAACATTTTTAGTTAATTGTACCCCATACACCTCAGAAAAGGCAAAAGAATCTGATAGACCCTTATTGCTGTTCTTTCTATGTAGCTCAGTAAATGTTACTGAGTCATTACTATAATTTTTTGTAAAACTTCTATATTCACTATCACTAAAGCTGAAAGAGTCACCCAGTACTTTAGCTACGGCACTTGCTAGTACTTCAGATAAACTAAATACGTTACCCTTACTGCCTGAGTAATCCTTGTTAATCATAGCAGCGTCATCTAAAGCAAAAGCATCTGATATAAACTTAGCTATATTAAACCTGTTAGAATCACTAAAACCTACGCTGTCATCAACGTTCTTTCCAGTTCTTACTATAGATACGTCTTGAACTAAAACTCTTGTTTCTGGGGTGCTTTGAGCACCTAATGAGTTACTTCCTAGTACTTCACTATTTATAGTAGTACTTCCTGACAAGTCTCGTTTGTAGTCTACGGCTCTAACAAATACTTCGTTAAGCCCTACAACGTTACCTTTGTTGCCATAGTAGTCTTTATCTATAAGTGCTGCGTCATCTAAAACAAATGCATCACTTACAATCTTATTAAATGTTGCGTAAGAACTATCAGTAAACGTGAAGGAGTCACTAGCTACTTTACTTAGTAATAGGGTACTCACATCACCTACTGTGTAGGTATCTGTTAACTTCTTACTATGAGTTAAACCTACAACATCAGTGAAGGCAAAGATATTACCTTTGTTACCATAGAAGTCCTTATCAATCTGACTTAGGTCATCTAGTGTAAAGGCATCTGTGAAATGCCTATTGTAATGAATTACATTTAAGAAACTCTCAGTAAAACTGATAGAGTCTGTCTTACCTGCTACGAAACTTGTGGATTTAACATCACTAAAGCTGAAGTTATCAGCTACATTCTTTTCTACTAAATTAAACCGTACATCAGATAGAGCATACTCATCTCTAAGTACACGGTTCTTAGAATCAGGATCTGTCCAGATTCCAGTAGCATGAGCTAACTCATAAGTTATAGACGCTGATGCTTTAGCCGAGCTAACGCTAGCTTGTAGTACTTCAACTGATATTGAAGCTCTAAGAGCCACTAGAAGCCTGCTCTTACCTTAAACTTTAGTTTGTCGAATATAGTTTGCTTTCTACCTGAAGTGTCTTCCATCTCGATTTCACCTTCATAAGTACCAGCATCAACATCTAAAGTTGTAGGGTTCCATTGCATAAAACATTTACCCTCAGCATACGGAGCGTGTTTACCACAGTCTATTGTGTCTAGGATAGTGTCACTACCTAATAATCTGAAATGAACTCTTACAGTTTGAGATGTTAAGTCGATAGGTGCCCACGTTGTAGCATCATCTTCATCTAATGTCTTACCTGCTGCTGCAGTATTGGAGTCTCTTAACGTGAAGTTTAATTCAGGTTTGTCGTCTCCTGCAACGAGGTTAATCGTATCGTAATAAGCCATTATTTAACTCCTCCTGGAGGTTGTTCTCAGCATTTGGCATGCAATTAATTTATCTTTAGTATAACAGTAATTTTCTATACAAAACCGTTATCTTCTAATTTAGTATTAGCATCTAAATTGTCAGGGTTTCTTAGACCTAACATATTGATTTGCTTGCAACTTTCGTTGTATCTTAAGTAATAAGTATTATTCTCAGCTTTCATATCACCATTGATAGTGGCGTGTGCCTTATAGGCTACATAGTTAATCAAAGCTTCTGTGTATAACTGGGGTAACTGTAAGTTTACAGTGATAGTTTTAGCTAACTTAGGTGCTGCAGCATACGTAAGTACCATATCTTTTCTATTCTTAGAATCAGTACCCTTAATAAGCACCTTAGATGGATCCTTAAACATGACTGATACATTTGTGTCTTTACTATCGACAATGTTGATCTTGTCGTTATTAATAGCAATTTCATCACCGTCTTCGAATCTACAACTAATAGCATGCAAGAAGTCGTCATCTAGCTTGAATTCTTCACCGTCTAGCGCAAAGTCTAGCTCCATATCCTTTTGTAGGATATTAAACTTCTTATGTAACTCGATATTAGCTAAGTTAATAAAGGTTCTGATCTTATCTCTATTCTTAGTCTGTACAGCAGTAGGTGTACCTGCAGCACCTGGAGTCATATCACCTACATCCGCAAATGCTAGGTGGCTAATTTCACCATTAACTAAGAAGTCAATATATTCGTAAACTTTCACTAGGTTTCCCCAAAAATAAATACTGTGTATTTATCATACCACGTTATTTACCTGGGTGGAACATTTATACGAAGTAAGAACTATCCCCCACTTCTTCAGGCTCAGCATCATCCCATAACATGCTACCGTCTTTATGGTGCTCATCAGTAGACACCTCACTAGGTTTCCATGCATTAAATTCACCTAACATAGAGATATTATCTATCTGATCATCATGCTTAGACTTAAAACCTTTCAATGTTGCTAGCTGTAACTCATTTAACATCTCAGACATCTCGTCAGAGTCTCTCAGCTCCTCAGGAAACCATATCTTTCCGCTTTTGAATAGTGGTACCGCCATTTGCTGGAATCGGCTCATCTTGTCCTTATTTGGGCGTATACCAGGTGACGTCTTACCTCGGCCTGAAGCAAGTGTAAAGTAGATATTACGATTCATCATCTCATTCTGAATCCACGCAATAAAGCCCCCCTGCTGCCCGGTTACTTCGACTCCTACTTCTTGAGGGTGATATTTCTGTGCAAACTTAAACAAAGCATCAATACTTTCATTCATTAGAGCCTTCTTACAGAATCCATCTACCCATAACCAGTCACCATTATTGTTATAGGCCCACACATTAATAGTACTGAAGTCAGCAGCTTCCTTCTCAGAAGTAGCAAAGTCAGTAGTAATGTAGAAGTTAAACGCCCCCATGTTACTTTTAACATTAGCGTGCTTGTACCAGGTCATGTCGCTATCTTTAATCAGACGCTCTTCATCAGACATAATACGTAGCATAAGCTCCTGGTTGAAGCCATCTATCTTACCGCCCAGTAAAGCTTTATCGTACTGCGCCTTAACGTACCTATAATCAAATCTATCAGGCCAAGCACCCTTAAACTCCTCCTCCTTGCACGGAAACTGTTCACATACAGGATAAACGTTTACATGCCAGGCACCAGACTCTACTGCCTTATACAAAGGATCTTTAGCGTTAAAAGGAGTACCAGACCAGATAGTCTTCTTCTTAGTCGGGTGTAGTGCGTAATCTACGGCTTTATACACCGTATCTTCAATAGAAGCAATTACAGTAGGTGATCTAGCATCATCATCAGAGATTAAGTCATCTAATACAGCTAGCGTAGGACGTTGTCCCATTTCTTTAGCTCCACGAACACCAGTCTTAGCACCATACATCTTAACTACAAACTGTTTACCTTGAGCATTCTCAAACTCCATTCTAGCGTCAGTAAACTTAATCTTAGTTATATATTTCTGTAAGAAGTCACTGTTATAGTAACGATACTCAACGTTCTTACGCATATTCTTAACACCATTCTCCATGGAGTCAGAGACGTAAATAGCTAAGTTCACCTTACCAAATCCAGGAATGGAGCCATACGTGGCTATATACAAGAATAAATACTCACCTAGTACCGTAGTCTTAGCTAGACCACGAGAGCACATATTAGCAATATTACTCTTCATACCCCCGATATTATCTAACATCTTGTAATGAATCACAGGAGACTTGTGCTCCTCACCATCCTCACCGTTAACTAGCTTAATAAAGCTGATAAACTCTAGAGCAAACTCGCTAGGCGTGTAATCTGGATCAAGGGTGTAGTCTATGTCGTTTAACCATTCATCTACATCCTTCTTAACTAATTCTGCCATTAATCATAATCCTTTGCATAATTACGCAGAAAACTGTCCCCAGAGTTAGCATCTGACTCAGCTTCTATTATCAAGTAACCAACTTCCATAGATATCTGCTCAAACTTCATCTTTTGCACTACGTCTGACGATTCTTGCACCCCCTCGTTAGCTAGCCTCTTTAAAGCTCTTAATTTTGTTAAACAATCTGCCATACAATGAATCATTTATCTCTCCCAAAAGTTATCTAAAACAATAATTATCCCAATCCCCATACCTAGCAAGCCAGCTAGTATCATTGCATCCATCATAGTTCCTCATACTCCGTTTCTAATTCAGGTTTCTTTTTAGCAATAATATCAGAATGTGCCATAGCCTCAGCAGTAACAGCACCACTTTGTATTAATTTCATCTGTTGTTGAGCTAAAGCACGTGTAGTCTCACGTAGTTCGTTAATAGAATCATTCGAGTAACTAACATCAATTTCAACCTTAGCCGCCTCAGGAGCTTTAAGTTGCATAATCAAGCATTCAGCTGCCTTCTGTCTAACAGTTTCACTACGGGCATCTCTCATAAGTTCAGCCTGCACATTAATAGCTTCTTGTTGTAAATCCATATTCAAGATATGGATAGGAACAAGTGACTGCTCCATAATACGATTAACAAGCTCTCCCCGGTTATAAGCCGTTGAGTAAGACGCCACATCTTTACCTGAAATGCCCTTATCTAGTAGACGTTGATACCTTTCAGGGAATGTTTTACTATAAGCAACAGTATTACCATCCCCCAGCATCTTAAAACTAACAAATTTGACTGCATTAATATAATCAACTAACTTAAATTTACCTCCTTGTAGCACGGAAGTGTAACTAATAACATTATTACGGTAGTGTTCTCTGAAATCACTATCTTGCTCAGAGTTAACTAAAGTAACCATATCTTCAGTTACATTCTTACGTAGCTTAGCAGGCAGGGACCCTTTAAGTTGATCTAGTGTCAAATCATCCATAGATGCGTTATTGGCGGTTAATTGCATTAATATCTCCAGCAGGGTTATACAAGTGAAATGAATTCTCAGCGTCTTGTATTATTTCTTCTAAATATTCACGGTGTTTTACCTCAAACCACTCTAATTTAGCTCCGATAGGTTGAATATTCTTAACTAAAGCTTCTAATATCTTACGTTCTACCTTAACAGCATCAGCAAATACCTCACTAACAGTAATAAACTCAGCTGTATTATAGGGTTTATGTTGGTTATACTCCTTGTATCTACGCTTTAAGTCCCGTGTCATACCTAATTTAACATAATTAGGGTAGCTAGAGTCAACTAACAAATAAATGTACCCTCTAGTGAGAGTAACTTTTTCAACAGAGGGGTAGATATTAAACGCATCAAGCCCCCTCCCAGTCAGTGCATTAGATATCTTTTCCATCTTCAATCTCCTCATGTGGATTACATTCCAGTTTCTTATACATAGCGTGCAGCTTAGGACAGTCATCTAAAGACCCCACAACAAAATACTCAGGATTGAGCATAAACCCATGCTTGTATTTACGCATAATCCCCAAATCAATCATATGTTTTATCCCAGTAGACATATGCGATGGGTAAGCATTCAATTCTTTACATATATCAGCTTGTGACTCATAACAAATATTACCATAGTGGATATTCTTAAATATATGGCTAAATGTACGTATTTCACTTCTAGTCATTTTAGCTAATAAATCTAAATATCCACGAGCATGGACAGGATTTGTGTACGTCATAACGTAAGTAGGTTTCTTGGTTAACATTAGCCGATTATATACACACTTCCATAATAACCGTAACTAATTTTAAAGAAATTATGTAACTTATAGCTAAAAACTTACATCATCTATGTAAGTCGACTTACAAAGTCTTAGTAACTTTGGGGGTCTGAATCCCGTGCTATGATTGAATCGTCCTTCTTATATCTATAAGGGGGGTTTGGGGGAACGATAGTGCCCCCTAGGTAGAGTAGACAGAATAGCGGGCAGTTAACTTATGTTAATTAAGCTAAGAGTAAAATAATATATAAGTAGTATTATAGTACGCTACCTCGCACCACCCGCCTAGGGGCGGGTTAACTCGGTAGCTATGAAGAGCGGAGCGTATAGGCACCTATATTAAGGCTAACATTGCCTATATCATTATGAGCCATTTACCATTAAGGAAATTTCACATAATATTTTAGAGCCAAACTTTTCAGGAAATTTAATAATAGTCTAAAGTCAGTAACTTACTGTGGGTACATCAGTATTTGGGGACTACCCCCCCTATGCCTTGAGTTTAACTATCTTTTAACTTTTGTGGACTTATACGCAAGCGTAACGTCCTAGTGGTGACGTTGTCGCCAAGGTGTTACTGCCTTTCAGTAATGTAATGGAGGATATCCTATGTCAACATATAAAAGTGTTGGTCATTCAGTTAGCCTTAATGATGAAACCATCTTTGGTGTAATCGTTAATGTTAGCGAGGACTTTGAATTCACTACAGAAGAGTTAATCACTGCTCTCCGTAAAGCGGATAAAGTGGTTATGGCTCCTCTTGTGAAGAAAGAGTCTAAGACCAGCGTTATTGCGGCTCTTACTGCAAAGTAAGTTCGCTTAGCGTTCCCTGAATTAGATTCGGTGCTCAATGAGCATGGCAACAGCATTCATAATCTTCAATGTCGTGAGACATCGAAGTACTCTATTCCTTTAACCATCTACTTTCGAGTAGGTGGTTATTTTTTCTAACACCTTAAAAGCAACACTATAAGAGCAACACTAACACAGTAGGCAGATAGACACCTAGTTTACTAATCATGCCCTTATGCACCAAACGGCGGGTGCAACGTGCTAGTGGTATTAAATTAATTAAATAATAAAGGAGCATACAATGCAAATAATCAAATCCATAAGCCGTACTGTTAACAACCTAGCAGTATTCATAGAAAACCTTACTAATCTTGGTAATGACATCGTAGGTGATGAAGGACTTAAACCTATTGTCACAGAATCATTAGGTATGGCAACAGACTCAATTGTACAGTCACGTAAGATGGCTAACATCGAAGCCCGTGAAGAAATGAGAGAGTTCATGCTTAAGCACCCATTAGAGGCTAAAGCTGAGAAAGCTACTAAGAAATAATAGTCCATTAATACACCAAGTTATATAGCACCTAAGCTATATAGCTGTGTATTTTCAAGATGGATAGTAGCCTAGAAAGGAAGACCTCTTAATAACAAACATAAACTCAATACAGTAAGTTACCCACTGTATTGCTAACTTAACTTGGGTAACAAATAAAATAGGAGCGTAAGCGACTATCACATAGGAGTATCAAATGGCAACATTGATCAAAGACCAAACAACCCGCAAGGGCAACAATAACACTGAGCAAGAGTACTACAACTTGTACTATTCTGATGATGATAACTGTGTATTTACACCATCATCTAAGTCAGTAGCTAATGCACTAAATGCAGACATCGTGTATAAGATTGTAACTAATCAACTTACTAATGATGTGCTACTTCAGACTACTAAGCCATACAAAAAGAATGGCAAAGAGTTTGTTAACTTTGCAGTTAAAGTAATGCCTACTGCTGGCGAGAACAAAGACCGTTATGTACCTATGGGTTTCATTAACTACTTTGAAAACACTTTAACATCTAAGTCCAGTGAAACTGATAAGACATCAGCTATCACAGACCTAAAAGCTAAGTTAGAGGCTATGTCACCTACACAGGTTACTAAGCACATGACAACTGCTGACGTTAAAGACATTGTAAACGCTTTATAACGAATACAACTTTAATACCTATTACCTCTACAGCAATGTAGGGGTATTTTTCTTACTTTGGAGATAAACCATGAATACTAAACAATTAACTACAACTATCCCATACGAATTATTCAATAAGATGGTAGTGGAGATGGAACTTAATAACCAAGATGAGTTAGACAGTTACATTCAACATCTAATCACTGAATCATTAGACAAACTATTTGATAATGCGTCTATTGCTGAATACCTTGGACAACCCATAACGGAGACTCAACATGAACAGATTAATTAACATCGGTATTACCTTTGCATTCATTATAGTAGGTCTATACGCATACTCTGTGTATACCCTATTCGTACAGGTAACAACGCCATGAGTGAATTTATATGGGAGGTACTAACCATAGTAATGTTCTTTACATTATTCATGCTTATGTACCTAATGATATGATTTATACACTACACACTGACCTATGGTGGTACTACCCACTATGGGAAACAATAATAATAACTTAACAACTCAATGCATGAGGTGCGAAGGACGTCAAGTCCGAGAGCACCGAGTGCATTTTTTAAACTACGGAGATAGTAATAATGAACACTCAATTAGAAACAGAAATGCGTTACACTAAAACACAGTCCAACAGTGTAATACTAGATGATTTAAACCGGGAATTCCCACTAGCTATGTACATGGCTATGACATTAGCTGTGAGTAACTATAAATCAGGTAAATACTACCCATCAAAGAATACACGCATATCTAAACTAGCTAAAACAGACAAGGTAGTCAAATCTATATTCTGTGCTGTGCTTATGTCTACTAGACAAAGACCTATACAAGAATTAGCTACTAAAATTGGATTTGAAGTAGGTATGTCTAACCCTATAGACGCTGTAACTACGGGAGCTGAGCTATTAGCTATAACTGGTGATACTGAGTTATTTGATATCCTAATGTACAACGATGGTACAGAGATCAAACCTAAGTTAGCTATAGAGACTGATACTCGAGATAGACTGGATATGCTTCAATTCTTACCACCTATGAAAGAATTACCACAACCTTGGATAGATAATCATACCGGAGGCTGGTTATTTGAGCAAAAGAGCGTACTTCTAGGCAAAGGTAACCATCATCAAGGTACTCAAGCCTTAGACGCCTTAAATAAGCTTCAGGAAGTTTCATGGACTATTGATCCTGAAGTATTTGTTAATGAAGTTAATACTAATACTGCAATGAATGAAGATAAGTTCATTAACGTTGTATCTGAGTACATAGGTGAAGAATTCTACTTTGTATGGCGATATGATAAGCGTGGTAGATCATATAGCTCAGGTTATGACCTTAATATTCAATCAAATGAGTATGGTAAAGCTTTACTGTCCTTGTCTAATAAAGTGAATATAACTAAATTAGATAATCTAAAGATTGCTATTGCTAATCATGCAGGTCATGATAAATTAACCTGGAAAGAACGTATTTCATGGTTTGATAGTCAGAATGATACCTTCGAAACTGAGCATTGGAGTGAACCTATGCTTGGTAGAAAAGCTATTAGAGCTTACCAAAATACTATAGATGGTAACGCTACTGGGTATGTAATGTCGTTAGACGCAACAGCCAGTGGATTACAAGTAATGTCTGCACTTACAGGCTGTAAGAAGACTGCTAAGGCCTGTAATATGATGAATACAGGACAACGTGAAGACTTGTATACAATGATTGCAGATAGTATGAATACTAAGTTAGCAACTAAAGATAGCGTTGATAGAAAGCTAGTTAAGAAACCTATCATGACACATTACTATAATTCTAAAGCTGTACCTAGTGCGACATTCAGTGAAGACCAATTAGAGGTATTCTATGATGTGTTAAACGATTCATTTGAAGGCGCAGAGCTTATGATGAGTACTATTAATGAGTTCTGGAACTATGATGCTGATTACCACGAGTGGGAATTGCCAGATGGTCATTTAGCTAGAGTACCTGTAGTTGAAATGGTAGATACCAGAGTAGAAATAGATGAGTTAGATCACCGTACATTTACATATCGGTATGCTAAACAACAACCTAGTGATAACTATAAGAGTTTAGTAGCTAATATAGTACATTCTGTTGATGGATTCATAGCTAGAGAGATGGTACGCAGAGCTACCTTTGATTTAGTTCATATCCATGATTGCTTTGTATTCAGTCCTGAATACCTAGATGAAGTATCTGTTATGTATCGTAAAATAATGGCTGAAATCGCAGATATGGACCTTCTAAGCAGTATATTATCTGATTTATCAGGTAACTACGTACCAGTTCAGAAGTTATCTAATGATTTAAGTGTTGATATATTATCAAGTGAGTACATGTTAAGTTAAGTTAAGACCCTATACCGAAAGGTATGGGGTTATTTTTTTTACTATTGTACCTGTGGTGGACTCCGTCCACTTTCTCGATACAATTTATAAAGGATTTTATGACTACAATT